GAACAGAAATAAGAATGTCTTTAAGTGGAGACCCAAATGATACCGTATTGGCTCCTCCAGGATTTAAATTTGGAAAAGTTGATAATTTAGAAGCGGTAGTAGATGACAATGGTGATGTTAAAATAGTAGATAAAGCAAAAGGCACAGCAAGATACACTAGCATAAAAGGTGAAGACGGGCAGGATATAAGAGTTGGCTTAACTGATGAATTTTTAGAAAATCAAATACCTACTTTTAATAAAGAGACAGGTGCATTGATATCAGGTAATCCGACTGTTTATGCTAAAAATATGATTACTAGTGATTTGTTCAGGCAGTTAAGCACAGGTGAAAAAGCAAAATTTGCAAGAAGAATGGCACATAGTTTAGAATCAATTGATTTTATAAATGAATTTATGAATTTAATACCAGAAGCAACTGGTCCTGAAGCATTCCTTAAAGGTTTTTCAAACAGCGTTGCGGCTCCTTTTGTAGATGAAGATTCACTTCTTAGATTCCCTAGAACTGAAATAGGTGAAGACTATATGAAAAGATTTAAAAAACATTTACAAAGAACGGAAGGTTTATCTGACAGGTTTGCATTTAAAGAGCAAGAGCAAATCACTAGAGATTTAGCTGAAGAACCAAGCAAGTTTTTTAGAGATCCTACATTAGCTATGGAAAAAATGAAAAACTTTAAACGAATATTATTGAATAGAGTATATCAAATTAATGCTTATATGAATAACGACCAACAATATTATTTTCAAGAAAGACTGCCTATGGGTACTCGAAACGACCCATTAGATTATGGCACAAAAGGTCATCTTGAAGCTTATGCAATAACTTCTAAATACATTAAAGAAAAATATAAAGACGATCCTGAAATGGTAAGAGATAAACTGTCTAAACTACATATAAGAATTAGTCCTTACACAGCGAATAAATTCTCTAAAAACACTAACCAAAATATTCCTGCAGGAGTATACAATGCTATAAACTTTGGTGCTAACATAGGAGATTAATATGGCAGATAAATTAGAACCAATTTTTATACTTCCTCCTCCAGGAGAAGATGATTTAACTATGGGTGGACAAGGGACAGACATTGAATCAAGTCTGACCATTCCTGGAGAAAAAAAGTTAGACGAAGATACAGCCTTCGGTCTTCCTGTAAGACCAGCCAGAAAAGACATGCCTTCTATTTTAGGAAGCAAATATGTAGACGCTCCAGTATATGGATTAAATAGTATGATTACTGGTCTCCTTGATTTACCTACTAATCTTTTAGCAGAGGTTCTTGAAGCAGCTAATCTTATAAAGCCTAATGAAAACCCAAGAGATTATGTAGACAGACTTGTAAACAGTGGTGATTATGAAAAAATAGAAGAGATTCTTCCAGGAATAGTTGTGGGAGTAGGTAGAAGAGGATCAAATTATTATGATAATTGGTTAGAAAAAACATTACGAGGCACTGGTGAGTTTGCAGGATTTGCTGCTCCTTTTATAGGAACTCTTAGTGTCATGGGTAATCAATTAAGAAACTTAGAAAAAACTGGTCAAAGTTTGCAAAGCACAGAAGCTGCAAAAGGTTTTGTTCAACCAATAAAAGATTTTTTTACAACTGGAAGTATATCTGGTCTTTTTGGTGTTGGTTTACCAAAAGGAACAATTCGTCAATCTATTGTGAAACCTTATGCAGATGATACAGCAGCAGCAGCGAAAGCAGAAGGAATTGGAAGTGCCGTTTTTGGATTTGGGTATTCAGGTGCAGAGTCAGCAGGGTTTAGCCCCGAGGCATCTCTTGTAGCAGGTTTAGGAACTTTGTCTCCTGTAATAGCGTGGCAATCTGGATCTTCTCTTTTAAATGCGTTAAAAGAAGGTCCCGCAGGAAGAGGTACTAAATATTTATTGCAAAAAGTAGATGATTATCGTGTTGGTAAAGATGAAGCAGTTGCAAAAGATGAAGGAGTAATTGGAAAGCTAGGATTTAAAGGAAAAGCAACAAAAGAGGAAGAAAAACTTATAGAAGAAGTTAAACTAGCTCTAGAAAATCCTAAAGCTGTGCAAAACACCGAAAGAGCTCAACAAATAGAAGAGGAACTTTTTGAAACAACAGGTAAAAAAATTACTCTTAGTCCCGCAGAACAAACAATGGATGTTGATTTATTAGCAGCTCAAGAACTTGTAGAAAAAGGAAAAACAGCAACTATGAAATTTTCAAGAAAAAACAGAGAGAGGAAATATAATGTCATCGAAGCTATTGAAAAATATCAAACACTTAAAATACCAAAAGGTGAAATAGACGATGGTCCTCTGTTTATTTATGATGCTCTCAAAGCAAAAAGAGAGTCATTGATTTCAAAAATAGATGACCAAGTAGATGAAGTAGAATTATCAATTAATAAACTTTCAAATGAAGAAACAGGGAAGTTTCCTTTACAACAATTTAAAGGAGAAACAGGGGTTTCAATAAGAACAGTATTACAAAAATATGTAGATAATTTAAAAGAAACAGCAAGGTTATTTGCAGAGGGAAAAGCTCCAAAAGGAGGAACTCCGATTATAAATACAAACTTAAATGATGTTGATGACATAGGTAAAGCTATTGATATTGATGATGTGCGAAAATATGTAACTGCTAAACTAACCATGTCACAAGGAGATGAAGCTTTAACAAAACCACACCCATTGATCCAAAGATTTTTAGATAAAAAAGATCCTAAACTTACTTTTGCAGATTATAAAAGTTTTAGAATGGAAGTAGGTGATTCTTTATCTAAATCGTTTAATTTAGGAATTAGTAAAGACATAGCGGAGTTAAGTGCTTTTAAAGAAATTTTAGAAGAAATGGGCAAAAAATTTGGGAACGTTAATGATGATTTTAAGACATTTAATCAATGGTACTCTGTAAATATGGTTCCATTAGAAAAAGCGGGAGTTATAAGAGTATTAGAAAAAGATGTTGGTGGTGCAACTGGTTCTGCATACAAGCTACCAAAGGAAAAAGTCGCAGAACAATTTATTAAAGACAGTAATACCTCAAAATTTTATGTAGATACATTTAAAGGAGAAAACGACATAGGACACATACAATCTGCAATATTAGATACTATACATCGGGCAGCATATGACAGTAAAAAAGGTGCATTAAAACCAGATGCTGTAAATAAATATATAAACAACAACGCTGACATGTTAAAAGAAATACCCTCGTTTCGATTTAGAAACGTAGACGGTAAACTTCCAGGACCTCAAAGCGAGCCTTATGCTAATTTTTATGATGAATTAATAGACACTAGTTCGTTACTCCAAAATCTAGCACGACGAAAAGCAGACTTAGACTCAAGGAAAAAATTTATAAACACTAATCTTATTTATAAAAACTTAACAAATAAATTTGATGAATTAGAGCCAGAAAAACTTTTTGAGGAAGCTCTTAAAAACCCTAAATTACTAAGAGATTTAAAATCTAGGTTAAAAATAGATGCTAGTGGTGAAAAGAGTGTTATTCCAGGAGTATCGCAAAAAGATTTAAAAACTACTTTTAATGCCATAATGGTCGGTAGAATTATGCGTGGAGAAGGCGGCAAAGGAATAGCTCCAGATCCAGTAATGAATCCTAACAAGTTTGTAGATTTTTTAATTGAAAAAGAAAAAATGCTAACACAAGCAATAGGGAAACAACACTTAGATTCTTTAAAACTAATTGGAGAAACCTACGAAAGAATTTTAGCAACTGGTCCTGTAGAAAAACCAGGAAACGTAACTTCATTAATAGGAGGATCAGGTTGGTTAAACCAACTTTCTGAGAACCTTGGAACATCAGTGCAGAGTTTAACTTCAAGAGGTATTGCCGTACAAGAAGGTCGTCTTAGTGCAAGAACTACAGGAGCGTACATACTAACAAGATTTATTAATGCTGGTCAAGTGAACAGAGCTCAAATAATTTTTAGAGACGCTATATTTGATCCACAACTCGCTAAGGAATTAGCAAGACCTATAAAAGCGAATAAAGATTTAGGATTTATGATTTCTCCTGAAAACCCAACAGAGCCTTTTCAATCTAAATATCTTAGCAATTATCTTTATGGATCTGGGGCTGAGATAAGTGGTCTAAACATATTTAATATAGACAAAGGAGGAACTCCAACTCCTATAAAAATAGAATTTCCTGATCCAAAAACTAGACCAGAACCCGTGCTACCAAAAGATTTAAGAAAAGAAAAAGAAGAAGTGGTTCCTACACCAACTCCTTCAATGGATAAAGATATTTTTTCTCCAAGCAGTAAGATCCAAACACCACCAACTCCAAACATAAGCTCTGTAGACACAGCTAGTTTATTCCCTAATGATGCTACCGCTATAGCGATTGCAAAACGAAGAACTCCTCCAACAGGAATCGGCACGTTACCTACTTAGAAAATAAAAGACTAAAATCTAATTTTATTTTTGCTATAATAAAGTATTACTTTAATAGAAAGCAGAAAGAAAGTGAGATACAAATTTAAACACAAACCGTATGAGCATCAATTAGATGCCTTAAATAAATCATGGAATAAGCCTTATTTTGCTTATTTTATGGATATGGGTACAGGTAAATCAAAAGTACTCATAGACAATATGTCTATACTCTATGATAAAGGTCAAATAACAAGTGCTCTCATCATTGCACCCAAAGGTGTATACAAAAATTGGGAGCGTAAAGAAATACCCACTCATTTACCTGAACACATAGAGGCGAATGTAATTGCTTGGTCACCTGAAAAAACACAGAAAAAACAAAAAGAATTAGAATCCTTATTTGAAGTAAACGATAAACTACAAATATTCTTAATGAATGTAGAGGCGTTTAGCACAAAACGAGGCTACGAAATAGCAGATAAATTTTTATGTTCTCACCGATCTCTTTTAGTTGTAGATGAAAGCACTACGATCAAAACAAGAACTGCTCAAAGAACTAAGAATTTAATTAAACTGAGCAAACACGCTCCCTACAGAAGAATACTTACAGGGTCTCCAGTAACTAAATCACCTTTAGATTTGTTTACACAATGTGAGTTTTTAGAACACTATGTATTAAAACAAGGTAGCTTCTGGACTTTTCAAAACAGGTACGCAAAACTGATGAGAAGAACAGTGGGTAATCGTAGTTATAACCAAGTTTTAGGTTATCAAAATTTAGAAGAGTTAAACGGTATCATAGAACCTTTCAGTTATAGAATTCGTAAAGAGGAGTGTTTAGATTTACCAGATAAAGTATACACTCGTCGCACAGTAGAACTTACAGAGGAGCAAGAAAAGTTATATAAACAAATGAAAAAAACTGCACTAGCGGTCATAGAGTCAGAGGGTTTAGTGACAGCACCCACAGTTCTTACTCAATTACTAAGGCTACAACAATTATGTTCAGGGTTTGCAAGACTAGAAGATGGTAGAACTATTGAGGTAGCCTCAAATAAAATAAACGAACTGTTAAGTTGTTTAGAAGAAACAGACGGTAAGGTAATCATATGGGCAAATTTTACTCATGACCTAGAACATATACAAAAGGTTTTAGCTGAAAAATATGGATCTGACTCTGTAGAACTATTTTACGGAGAAACCAATGCAGAACTAAGACAAGATATTGTAGAGCGTTTCCAAGATCCTAACCACCCAATGAGATTTTTTGTAGGACAACCAAGAACAGGAGGCTACGGTCTTACTTTAACACAAGCAAAGACTGTTGTTTACTACAGTAATGGTTATGATTTAGAAATAAGACTACAGAGTGAAGATAGAGCTCATCGCATAGGACAAACCAATAAGGTGACTTATGTGGATATTGTGACTGAAAAAACAGTAGATGAAAAAATTATAAAAGCTCTCAGAAGTAAAATAGATATTAGTAGTCAAGTGTTAGCAGAGGGACACAGAGAATGGATTATTTAAGGTTTACTATATACAACCAAAACCAAAGAAACATAAAAATGTTTTTCATGAAATTTCCGATATACAATATACTTTCGGGTCTACGCGAAAATATTGGAGAAAAAAAGTGTTATTTTATGGGGGCTTTTAGTGTGTAATAGTAAAAGTAAATATATTAAATATAGCGGAAAATTAATCAACCATGTGGAGAAAGTACATGACTGTATATATAACACAAGAAATGAGGGGTAGAGATATTACCGACGCCACAAGCTTTGGTGATGTTGAAATACTTATCCCTGCAGGAGAACAAGCGAGTTACGCCACCCAACCTACCATTAGGAAAATGAAGCGTAAGCTCAGCAAATTCACGGACGAAGATTACTTGTTGTTGTCTGGTGATCCAGCGATTATTGCTTTGGCTTCTTCCATAGTAGCTCAAGTAAATATGGGCAGATTTAAAATGCTTAAATGGGATCGCCAAGAAAACAAGTATTTTCCTTTGTCCGCTAATATTAACCAAACATTAGGAGGTAGTGATGAGTCAATTTGAAGATGTAGCAAACAAGCTAAACTCAGTAGATGAGAAAGGCTTGAGTGAAGTAAGTAAGCTATGTCAAAAACAAGTTAATCTCCAAGAGCAAGTAGACTCTTTGGAAGAACAACTAAAAGAAACCAAAAGGCAACTGAAAGAGGTCGCTGAAGACCAACTTCCAGCTGCGATGGCAGAGCATAATCTAACTAAGCTAGAGCTTGAAGATGGATCTGCTATAAATGTAAAAAAATTCTATAGTGCTTCTATTCCTACAGATAGAAAGGATGAAGCTTTCAAATGGTTGGTGGACAATAAGTACGGAGATTTGATTAAAAACCAAGTTTCTACAAACTTTGTTCGCGGCCAAGAGGAAGAGGCACGAAAGTTCACAACAGAACTTGTAGATAGAGGATTGGCGGTAAGCTCTAAAACATGGGTTGAGCCAATGACATTAAAGGCTTTTGTGAAAGATCAAACAGAGCAAGGGAAAAACGTACCCCAAGATTTGTTTGGTCTGTACATAGGAGAAAAGGCAACAATCGTAAAACCAAGAGGTAAAAAATGAACGATAAGAAAGAAGTAGCCGTCAAAAAAGAAGGAGGGGCTTTAGCAACCGCTGAAAGCTTCGAAGCTTTGTCGTCTGCTGGTTTTGATGAAGTAACCACAGATGACATAGCCGTACCTTTTTTAAGGATACTGGCAGATGGTTCACCACAAGTTAAAAAGCGTGACGGTGCGTATGTGGAAGGAGCTGAGCCAGGAATGATATACAATACTGTACTTAACGAAGTATATGATGGTGAGAAAGGTATTAAAGTTATACCATGCCATTACAATCGTCGTTTTGTAGAGTGGATACCAAGAGAAACTAAGGGCGGTGGATATGTTCAATCATTTGATCCATCTGATCCCATAGTAAACACCACAACAAGAGATGATCAGGGTAGAGACGTGCTTGAAAACGGCAACTATCTAGCAAATACTGCTCAGTTTTTTGTGTTGTTCTTACATGAAGAATTAGGCATACAAAGAGCTTTGATTGCCATGACTTCTACACAACTTAAAAAATCTCGTAAGTGGTTAGCTCAGGCACAGTCGATAACTGCAAAAGGTAAGAACGGAGTATTTACTCTACCTTTAATGTCCCAAGTATATAATCTCAGCACTATACCAGAGTCTAATGATAAAGGCAGTTGGTATGGTTGGGATATAACAAGGGATAGACAGTTAGACCTTACAAACGATGAAGAGTCAAGTATATTTGATACTGCTGTTGGATTCGGTAACTCTGTAAAACAGGGTGATGTACAGGTTAAGTCAGACAATGCTGACGAGTCTTGGGGCGATAACGAGAAAGTTATTGTTGATAACGAAAAAGAGGTAATGTAGTTTCAGTAACGAGGGTTGATCGCCTTGGAACTGCAAGGGGAGTATAGTTTTAACGGTCTGTACTCCCTCCTCTTTATAATAGGAGAAGTTAAAAATGAAAATAGATGTGTGGAAAAAAGTAAAGACAACAAATATTGATGAAATAGACACTAATAAACATATGCTAGCTGAGCTTGATGATGACCAGTCTCAATACAGAATACTTAAAGTGCTTAAAAATGGGACAGCAATAGATGTTTCATCAGAGGGTAATTGGGTCTTTCATAAATATTTAGACAGTAAAATTTAGGAAAGGAGAAGTTTATGAAAAATCTCGCAGAAGATTTATATAAATTATTTAAAGGTAGTGACATAGCACATGGAACATACATAGTAAAATCCAATAGGAGCGATGGAAAAAAGCAAGGAACAGCAAAGGTTATAAGAGAGCCGACCACAGTTGCAATGTGGGAGGAACATTTAAAAGGAGGAACTGGTCTGGGTATTATACCCATAAGAAGCGATAACACTTGTCAGTGGGGTGCAATAGATATAGATAAATATGATGTTAATCACAAGGTGTTAGTTTCTACATTAAGAGAAAATAAAATTCCTGCAATCGTAGGAAGAACAAAGTCTGGTGGAGCTCACGTTTGGGTGTTCTTATCAGAGCCTATTGATGCAGAAGACATGCAAAGAAAAATGACAGAATTATCTGCTGCTCTAGGACATTCGGGTAGTGAGGTGTTTCCTAAACAAACTAAAATATTAATAGATAGAGGAGACACGGGAAACTTTTTAAACATGCCCTATCATTCAGATTCTCGTACAACAAGGTACGCTTTTGATGACAATGGGGAAGCTCTTAATACAAAAGAGTTTTTGGACTATGTTCAACCTTTCATTACAACACCTAATAAATTCCGTAAACTAGACACAAGTTTTGGAACAGACGAAGAGGTGTTACAGGACGGTCCGCCATGTTTACAACATTTGTGTAGGAAAGGTTTTGGAGAGGGCAGTAGAAACAATGCTCTATTTAATTTAGGCGTGTATGCAAGAATGTCTGACGGTGATAATTGGGAAGTTACAGTCCAAAGATACAATATGGATTTTTTAAAACCTCCTCTTTCACATAATGAGGTGGGGCTTGTGATCAGACAGCTAAAAAAGAAAGACTACTTTTATAAATGTGAAGACCAACCCATCAAACCTTTTTGTGATAAACAAGTTTGTAAGACTAGAAAGCATGGAGTCGGTCCTGCTGGCATTAGTAACGACATGTCTAGTTTAACTAAAATAGACGGGGATCCACCCATATGGATATTGAACGTAGACGGTGAACGAGTAGAGCTTTCTACTAATGGTTTGACTAGCCAAGTTCAATTCCAAAAGGAATGTGTTGGTCAAATAAATAAGTTCCCAGTGGCCATGAATCAAAGAGCTTGGCAATCAAGAATACAACTTCTGCTCGATAATTTAACCATTGTAGAAGTTCCACCAGATGCTACACTGAGAGGTGAGTTTGAAGATTTACTCCACGCTTTCTGTTGTGAAAGAGCAAAAGGAGAACAAAGAGAAGACATACTACAGGGGGTAGCGGTTTGGGTTGACGATAAGGTTTACTTTCAAGTAAAAGATATTAAGAAGCACCTATCGGTAAATGACTTTAATCATTACACCTCTAATAAAATAACTCTAAGATTACAAGAGCTCAAAGCAGAAAAAATGTTTTGGAGAGTAAGGGGGAAAGGTGTGCATGTCTGGTCTATTAGCCAGACTTTTTTCCAAAATGAAGAAGGAGAAATAGAGCTACCAAACCTCCCAACAGACGAGGATGTAATTTAATGAATATAATACTTGGTCCTCCAGGGACAGGAAAAACAACTAAACTTCTTGGATTAGTAGAGCAATACATGAAAGCAGGAGTATCGCCAGATAAAATTGGTTATTTTGCTTTTACAAGGAGAGCAGCGACTGAGGCAGTAGAAAGAGCTTGTGAAAAGTTTGGTTTATCTAAAAAAGAGCTACCTTACTTTAGAACGCTACACAGTCTAGCTTTTATGATGTCTGGGTTAAACCATTCCCAAATCATGACACCCAAAAAATATCAAGAGGTAGCTGATTGGTTAAAGATAGGAAAGTTTTACACAGGCACAGTGACCGAACAAGGTCCTTATAAAGACTTTGGCTATGGTGATAAATTTTTAGAATTAATAAACATGTCGCGTATTCTTCGCCAACCTTTACGAAAAGTTTATAACGATAGTATCGTCCCACTTAAAACAGATTGGGCTAGAGTTCAATATGTAGACAAAGGATTAAAACATTGGAAAAAATCATTTGGGTTAGAAGACTATGCTGGAATGTTAGAGTGTTTTTTAGAAAGGAAACTATGCCCAAAACTAGAGGCTGTTTTTATTGATGAGGCACAAGATCTTTCTCCTATTCAGTGGGAAATGGTTAAGATGTTAGAACAAAATAGTGATGTTTGTTATGTAGCAGGAGATGATGATCAAGCAATATTTCGTTACGCGGGAGCTGATGTAGAACACTTTGTAAACCTAAAGGGTAAAGTGACTTTATTAGATCAGTCTTACAGAATACCATGTTCACACCATGAATTAAGTAATAAGGTTATACAGAGTATCGTAGGCAGAAGAAAAAAGGTTTTTAAACCAAAACAAGAGCAAGGCGTTATTCATTGGCATAGGCACTCTGAACAGGTCGATTTAAGCTCTGGAGACTGGTTATTGTTAAGTCGTACCACAAGGGGTGCTCAACAAATAGAAGAAGAGGTTCGCAGAAGAGGACATTTGTACATCTACAATGGTTCTAAAAGCATAGACAGTAAAGTTTTAGATGCAGTTAGGTTATGGGAATTTTTAAGGCAAGGCAATCGTTTAGACATGGATCAAGTTAGGTTGGTGTATAGTCACATGCTTGTAAACACTCAAATAAAGTATGGACACAAGACCATGCCAGATGGAACAGAGGGAACTTTTTATGGACTACAAGAATTAAAAAACCATCACGGTTTAATGCACTCTCTTCCTTGGGATCAAGGGCTTGGTAAGATAAGTGAAAGAGACAAAACCTATATTAAAGCTTGTTTAAGAAAAGGTGAAAGCTTAACCAAAACACCTCGTATAAGAATATCTACTATACACTCGGCAAAAGGAGCTCAAGCAACTAATGTCATGTTATTAACAGACACCATGAGAAGACCATACAGCATGTGGAGAAAAATAAACAGTAGTTATGAAGACGATGAGTCTAGGGTTTTTTACGTTGGATTAACAAGAGCTACTAATTGTTTACATTTGGTACATCCTATGTTTAGTCAAGGGTTTTCTTTATCTAATTGAACAAAAAAGACTTTATCCACAGGTTATGCGTACTATATAATTAATATGTACTAACAAAAACCATGGAGGTTATTATGGAAATTAGGTACTTTACAAAGCAATCTTTGATAGAAGCAAACAAAGAAGCGGTTAGAAACAACTACGAAAAATCTTTGTCAACAAAAGCTTTAGAAGAACTTAACGAAGAATCTAAGTTCCCTATAGTTTTCCATATTGTTGGTAGTGATAAAAGGCTAGTAGCAACTGAATTACTACTTGGTCCTGAAACAACCGTTTGGTTGGATATATCTAAACACAGGTATGTTGATTTACCTTATTTAGAGGTCGATGCACCAGATTTAGATGGTGGAACCAGACATTAATTAACTTAACTCATAGAAAGGAGGAAATATGTCACACGAAATTGAAACAATGGCGTATGCAGGAAAGGTTCCTTGGCATGGATTAGGGGAAAAAGTTGAAGACAACATGACCCCTGAAGAAATGCTAGTGGCAGCTGGATTAGATTGGTCAGTAAGTAAGCGTCAAGCTTATACTGTTGACAAACCTAACTGCTGGAACATTATCGATCCTACTGGTGAGGCACAATTTATTAAATGCGAAGATCATTACTATGTTGTTCGTGATACAGATAACAAAGTGCTTTCACATTGTAAGGATAGCTATGTACCTTTTCAAAACAAAGAAGTTATGAGCTTCTTTAAAAAGTTTACCAAAGCAGGACAAATGACTATGGAAACTGCGGGAAGCTTAAAAAACGGAAAAGAAATATGGGGTTTAGCAAAAATCTCTTCTGACTTTAAACTAGCAGGAGGCGACCATGTTGAGAGTTATTTACTACTTAACAACAGCCATTCTGTAGGAAAAGCGATGACAATTATGCTAACACCTATAAGAGTTGTTTGTAATAACACTCTTCAAATAGCTTTAAAAGACGGAAGTATGTCTTATAGGATACCACATGTAAGAATGTTTGATGAGGAAATAATTCAATCTGCAGAGCAAGCTCTGGGGCTGAGTACTGAACAAATGAAAACATTCAAAGAGCAATCTGAGTTTCTTGCTAGTAAAAAAGCAAAAGACAAAGAAGTAGATACTTTTGTTGCGGAGTTATTCCAACCAAGTTTAGTTGGTGCGGACAATATTAGAGAAGCACTTACTAACACTGCTGACACTGTCAGACGTGCAATAGAAACAAGTCCAGGAGCTGAGCTTTCATCTTCAAAGGGTACTTGGTGGGGAGCACTCAATGGTGTGACTTATGTAATGGATCACACTAAACGTGCAAAAGAGAAAGAAGAAGGAAATGCTTTGCATTCCGCGTTCTTTGGCTCTGGTGCTAACCTTAAAAGGAAAGCTTTAACAAGAGCTATTGAGTATGCGAAAGCAGCATAGATAAATACGGGATAGGTAGGTTTAGTGAGGTACCATCGTAACATCTACCTATCCTTTACAAAAGGAGAACAATATGGAAAACATAAAACAAAAGAGACCTAGATTTAATAGAAATCTTAGCATAGTTAAATTAATGGATACTCCACCAATTAAGTCAGGAACAAATCGTCACAGAAACATGTTAGCGATTATGGAAAGTGCTACTGTTGGTGAGGCTATGGAAAAGTTAAGGGCAATGAGTCCTGCTCCTGGAGGAGGAGTAGATATAAAAATTGCTCTTAAATATAAAGCAATCAAACTGGAGACATAGAATGGATGCACCAACAATAAATATAAACCAAGAGCAAGCTGAGGCTGTAGCAAAAAAAGTAAACATTATGGGAAACGACCATACCATTAAATATCTAAGGATACTTCATGACCATTATCTTAGGATTGTGGATGATGTGCAGATTTGTACTTTTAATGATTGTTTATGGTTGATGTGTATTAAAAAAGAGATTACAGCTATAAAGAAAAAGTACGGGACTGGTTGCCCAGAAAAAATAGCTGAAATGCAAAAAAAGGAGAAAAAAGATGCGGGGAAGTAAAATGTATGATTTTTATAACTGGATAAACAAAAGACATGCTATTTATCTTAAACGATTAGAAAACCCTTTTGATCCACCTTGGACAAATGATCTCATTCTTCAATCTTATAAATTTACTAATGTGTTCAGAGAACTCGACAGAACAACAAGGTGGATGAGAAAAAATTGGACAAAGCCAAACAAAGACAAATCTCATGCAGAGATAATATTTAATTGTTGTTTGTTTAGAATGATAGGTACAAGCGAGTTTGCTGATGATCACGGTTGGGTTTCAAATTATGAATGGGATCCAGATTATACTATAAATGTTATAGAAGATAGACTCACAGAAAACAGAAGATGTTTTACAGGTGCGTATATAATAACTAATCAAGGATTAAAAGCTAAGAAATCTCAAGTAGTGGTAAATCATTTTTTAAAACCAATTTGGGAAGATCGTAACAAACTCGCAGAATGTGCCGAAACTAATTATCTAGAAGAGTTACATAAAAGATTTGCAGAGTATAAAGGTTGGGGCGGAGGTGGTTTTATGGCTTACGAAGTTGTAACTGATTTAAACCATACTCCCGTTTTAGAAAAAGCAACAGACAGATACACTTGGGCAAACGCTGGTCCTGGAGCAATTCGTGGCTTGAACAGGTTAAGTGACAGACCGTTAAATAAGAAGATCACACAAAAAATAGCGAATGAAGAAATGCACTATCTTATGATGCAAAAGAATCTTTACTGTATGGAACATGTTCCGTTATCAGAAATAGATATGAGAGCAATAGAACACAGTTTGTGTGAATGGGATAAATACGAAAGAGTACGGTTAAATCAAGGCAGACCTAGAAGTAAGTTTAATGCGATTGATGCTAAACCATTACTCTAGAAATAACATGAGTAATAAGGAATAGTAATTGACTTAAACTTTTCGTATAATATATAATTAAACTAAAAACAAAGGAGCGTAGAATGAAGTTCCTCATGACTTTATTTCAGATACAAGACTACGGTGGCATTATAAACCATGCTGAAAATCTCGCACTAGGTATGAAAGAACTAGGGCATGAAATTGATTTTTGCATACTTGCCCCTAAAAAAGAAGTAGTAAGAAGACACACCGTACCCAAAGACATACATCAATATCGTAAGTTAGGCACGGGATATCGTTTTCACCAAGCAAGAGGTTGGTATGGATTACCTAAAATTCCATATCTAAGTAGTTATCATAGAAGTTTATTTAAGGAAAAATGCGGTAAGTACGATGCAGTCCTATGGCATATACCTGTACCGACAATGAGTAAAGAAAACAAAAACATAGATCAGTGGTTAGACTTATATGATCATGGTACAAAAAACATTGCAATTATACACGATGGTAATATGCCTGAGCTTTATCCTCACATGTTAAAAGTTGCAGAACACTTTGACTCGTGTGTTTGTGTTCATGAGTCCGCTTTTAATTCTTCAGAGGTTTTACCAATACCAAGAAAATTAATTGTAAATCCATTTGATCTTAGTAATAGTGCGGAAGAGGACTACAGCACTCGTAATGGATTTGCAGCGATACAAGTATTTAAAGGTTGGAAAAGAGTAGATAGTTTGATAAAAGCTATTCCACACATGCTTCGTGGCCAACGTAAAATTGTAGGTGGTGAAGGAATAGAATACAGATACATGACCAGTAAAGATAAATGCAAAGATAAATACTTTTACGAAGATGGTTCAAGGATATGGGATGTTGCCTTAGAACACGGAATGAAACATATTGGCACAGTTCCCAATGAGGAAGTTTTAGAAATTTTAAAAAAGGTGAGACTACAAATAGATCCTAGTTATAGTAAAAAGTACAGCGAGTTTGGAGCACATTTTAACAGAACAACTGTAGAAGCCATGATTTGTGGAGCAGTTCCAGTTGCTACAGACTGGGGTATGAAGAATAGTAAGATTTTTAAACCAAATGAAAATTACATAGAGATCCCAGCAGGATGTGAAAGTACAGTGTTTGCAGAAATTATTGATAATGGTTTAACAGATTCAGTTTTATGGCACAAGATTAGGGATAACAATCGTTCTTTAATTCAGATGTTTGACCAAAAAACAGTTGCTAGTGAGTATGTTTCACTGGTTGAGGGAAAAAGTAATACAACAATAGGAAAACCAAGCGAAAAAACCATTGCAAAATGCAATAAAAATTTAGATTTCTTCTCTGTGGGGCATATCGATGCCATTAGATAAGTCGCAATTTTGTAGGGTGTTATGGTATAGCAAGGTATTAAAACGAGGCAAAATGGGGGAAATATGAAGGCGAATATTATCAGGAATGTAAGCGAAGCTCTCTATCAGGGTGTAAATGGACTATATAGACACGGTAGAGAGGTAAAAACTAGAAATGGCATGGCTTTAGAATTTAAAAGCCCAGTTGTGACAGAATACAGTCACCCATCAGAAAAGGTTTTGTTTTACCCAGAAAGAGATGCTAATCCATTTTTTCATTTAATGGAGTCCCTTTGGATGTTAGCAGGAAGAAACGATGTTGAATGGATTAGTAAGTTCAATGGTCGCATAAATAATTATAGTGATGATGGTGAAACTTTCCATGGGGCTTACGGTTACAGATGGAGGAAATGGTTTGCAAAAGACCAATTACAAAAATGTTTTATAAGATTAGCTACTTACGAAAACGATAGGAGAGCCGTGCTGACCATGTGGGATCCTACGGCAGACTTAGTTACTAGTAACGATGGTAAAGACTACCCTTGCAATACTCAGATCTTTTTCTGGCGTAGGGATGAAATGTTACACATGTCCATTATAAACCGTAGTAATGACATGATATGGGGAGCTTATGGAGCAAATGCGGTTCACATGGCAGTTTTACAAGAATACATGGCTGGTATGTTGAGAATAAGAGTAGGTAAGATGTATCAGTTTTCTAATAACCTACATGCTTATGTAGACGTGTTAGAAAAAATAAAAGACATAAAGAATGATTATGAAAATTATCTTACTATAGGAGACGATAACGGTCAGTATGATCCTGCTCCCATGCTGACCCACCCACATTCTTTTGACAAAGAGTTAGAAGAATGGTTTGAAGCAAATGAAGATCGTACTGATTATGAAAATGTTTTCTTAGGTGTGACAGCTACCCCTATGAGATATGCTTGGAAGCTGTACAAATCAAAGAAATTAGTAAAAGCAATAGAGGTTGCAAAAACTATCAATGATAGAGCATGGCGAAAGGCATGTGTTGAATGGTTACAAAGGAGGCAAAAGTGACTACAGAAAAGTTTATAGAAAACTTACAGGATCTTGTTAAAGATGATATCGAAGGTTTGGTAGAGGCAAAACGCTCTTACGGAAACAGTTGGAAAAAGCGTGGCGGAGTTGGTGCTTTTATGATGCTTGCTCGTAAGTGGGATAGAATAGAAAACCAAGTTAAAGAAACTAATTATGATATTTTATCAGCATGTAGGTCAAACATGAGCGATGATGGTATACTAGATGACATAAGGGATTTACGAAGATACTTATTACTTGTAGAAGAAGAGGTTAGTTTCATTGTTATAGAGGAAGCAAGAAGAGGTAAAAAATAATTGAATAAAGGATTAGATGAAAAAGCAAAGGCTGTTTGTGAGTGTGGGAAAATTGAAAAGATAGTAACTTTTCGTAATCTTAAAAATAAATGGCCGATTTGTGAGTGTAAACAACCTATGAGAGTACATAAAAATGCAGATACCCCTGTTTCAACCTCCAACTGAGTGGGTTATGCCTGACGGCTACCCTGATTTATCAGCAGAACAAGAAATATGTATCGACCTAGAAACTAAAGACCCAAACTTAATGACAATGGGTAGTGGTTGGGCTAGAAGAGATGGACACATCATAGGCATCGCTGTTGCCTGTACAAAAGGAGAGTGGTACTTTCCTATTCGTCATGAAATTGGTCCCAATCTAGACGAGAAAATAACTCTCAACTGGGTGCGAGATTTATGTAGTATAAAGAGAAAGTATATTTTTCATAACGCTACTTACGATGTCGGTTGGTTACTTGCTGAGGGCATTACTATTTCTGGCAAAATCATAGACACAATGGTCGTAGCCCCATTGTTAGACGAGAATCGTTTTAGTTATGCTCTTAATTCATTATGTAAAGATTACTTACAAGACCGTAAGAGCGAAAAAGAGTTGTACGAGGCAGCCTCAGCTTTTGGAGTAAACGCTAAAAGTGAGATGTACAAACTTCCAGCATCACATGTGGGTTCTTATGCAGAACACGATGCTCGATTAACTCTTAAACTCTGGCAACATTTCAAACCCCTACTGGTTAAAGAGGACATACAAGATATTTTTAATTTAGAATTAGATATTCTCAAAACAATCATACCCATGAGACACAAGGGCGTAAGAGTAGATCTAGACAAAGCAGAAAAAATAAAAGAAGATCTTTTAAAGAGAGAAGAAAAACTATTGTCTGCTATAAAGAACAAGACAGGTATTGCTGTAGAGATCTGGGCAGCAGAGAGTGTGGCAAAAGTTTTTGATAAATTAGGTCTGTATTACAGTAAAACAGAAAAAACTCAAGCTCCAAGTTTTACTAAAGGATTTTTGGTCAACCACCCTCACGAAGTACCCCAAATGATTGTTCAGGCAAGAGAATACCAAAAGGCTCGGTCAACTTTTATTGACACTATTTTAAAACATCAGATAAATGGTCGTATCCATGCTGAGCTTCATCCTCTTCGTAGTGATGACGGTGGTACGGTGACAGGAAGATTTAGTTATAGCAACCCAAATCTACAACAGATTCCAGCTCGCCATGGAGAAATTGGTCCAATGATTCGTAGCTTGTTTTTACCAGAAGAAGACACAGTGTGGGGAGCCTTTGATTATAATAGCCAAGAGCCACGAATAGTTGTTCATTATGCTACCTTGATGAATTTTTATGGAGCAGAAGAATTTGCACAACAGTATAATGAAGACCCATACACAGACTTTCATCAAATGGCGGCAGATATCGTGAACGTACCAAGAAAACAAGCTAAGGACATAAACTTAGGATTGTTCTATGGTATGGGAACTAAGAAGCTCGCTGCAAGTCTAGGTTTAGACTTTGAAGATGCACAAGATTTGTTTGCTATCTACCATGAAAAAGTGCCTTTCGTACGACAACTCCATGAGTACTGCTCTAATCGTGCAACAAATAAGGGAGTAATCCGTACTCTGTTGGGAAGAAGATGTAGGTTTGATAAGTGGGAGCCGAACAAGTATGGAGTTTGGAAACCCATGACTTATCAGGAGGCATACAATGAACATGGTCCTGCAATCAAAAGAGCATTTACATACAAAGCTCTAAATAAATTAATCCAAGGATCTGCAGCAGACCAAACGAAAGCGGCGATGGTCGCTCTTGCAAACGAGGGAATATTACCCATGATACAAGTACATGATGAGTTAGACATATCCGTTGAAAGTGAAGCTCAAGCTAAACACATAAAAGAAATCATGGAGACCTGTGTTGAATTAAAAGTCCCAAGTGTTGTAGATGCAGAGGTCGGTACAAATTGGGGAGAGGCAAAACAACCTTTTGAGGAGTATAAAAAATGGAAGACAAAAACTTAAAACTATTAGAAAAAAGATTACGAGGAGGTCAGGTTTTAAGATATCACACTCGCCCCGAAATAATGAATGGACAGAATGTCGCAGCTCACACTTGGAAAACAGTAGTGATTTTACACACTCTTTGGCCTGATGTGAGCAAAAATACTCTTTTACACATGCTTTACCATGATGTTGCCGAGTTTGAAACAGGAGACATGCCAGCGACAACTAAATGGAAATATGACGAGCTTGCCCAAATCATGAACAGAGTAGAATCAGATTACGAAGACCAACTAGGTATTGGTGAAAACACGATAAAAGTATCCCCAAGAGAAAAGTCTCTTTGTGATATGGCAGATAAACTAGAGTTAGTGTTTCATTGTCACAGACTACTGAAAGAGGGAAACACTCATGCAGAGGATGTTTTTATAAAAGGATATAACTATCTGAGATCTAAATATAAAGATAACAAAGATTTTAAAATTGTTGTCCCCATTCTTGAGGAGTTAGCTAAAACAAACCCCAGAAAAGATAGTATACAAGACATGCTAGAAAAACTCTACTCTATGTGAAAACACAAGAAATAAAAAGAAAAGCTCACTAAATTTTTGTATGTTATATTATTTGTATGTTTTATGAATTTATAATCTGGCTTTTTGGTTTCTGTACTTGTGCAGTAATCTTTAGCTTGATTATAATGTGGGATAGATAAGTACACAGGAGGAGCATATGGATGACCTAAGTATTTTATACATACTCAAATGTGTCAGGGAAAAATACGATTCTCTGCCACCAAAACACTTTGACGCGTATCTACACGGAGAAATAAATACCTATGAAAATAAACTCGACAATTTTATAGAAAACACAACACCTGAAGAACTTAAAGGAAAACAATGAAACAAAAAAATATAAACTTAAGACCAAACGAAAACTTATACATGAGCGTTTACGAAGACGGAACAGTAGAATACATTCCTGCTACACCAAAAGACCACAAAAAAGAAGTTAAAAGGTTGAGAAATCTTGGGGTTGTGTTTGCTACTGAAAAAAGAAACGATTTAGTAAAATGAATATATTTATATTGAGTTGGGATCACCAAACCAATGCTCAGTGGCATTGTGATAAGCATGTAGTCAAAATGCCATTAGAAACCACCCAAATGCTGAGCACCGTTTATCATCGATATACTAATGATGGTCCTTACAAACCTGTTCACCAAAAGCATCCATGTACTCTCTGGGCAGGAACCACCATTGATAACTATAAATGGTTGCATGATTTAGGTGTAAGTCTTTGTAAAGAATACACTTATCGTTACGACAAGATTCACGCTTGTGAAAAAGTTCTTGCATTGATCGCTGAGCCTCCTGTACAGTTAAAAGAGGAAGGTTTTACTACGCCCTATCAGGCAATGCCTGAAGAGTACAAAGACAGAAATACTCTTGTGGCTTATCATAACTATTACATAAATGAAAAAGCGAGGTTTTGTAAATGGAAAAGAAGACCAATCCCAAAGTTCATGCAGACAGTCATGGCACAAATGTTATCCCATTCAAGGCAAGACCAACCCCTATCGTAGAGGAAGAAACAGTCAGTATTGTGGTCTGTGGTCTTTGTCACGGAAACACTTTCCATTTGATAGGTGAAGGAGAAGACGAAGGGAAAATCGCATGTGCGACTTGTGGCTATAAAATAGGTAGCGAGTGGAAAATAAAATAAGAGGTAAAAAGACTTAACAGACAAAACTGTCTGTGTATATACTATATATACATTAACAAAACACTTATAGAAGGAGGTGTTTATGACAACAGAAACAGTAGAAATCACAAAGGGACAATTTCATCACTTTGTGAGAATACAAAACTCTGGTGAATACAATATGGTTGATAACGCGGTAGCTCAGATTATAGGTATCGATCGTGATCAGCACATGAGTATTCTAAAAAACTATGAAGAACTTGAACAAAAATACGGTTCAGGGGAATAGTTATGGGTGACAGATGTAGTATACAGTTTGTCCAAAAGACCAAAAGTCTTAACGATAAACCTGTGACTTATAAGTCTGTTGTATTGTTTAATCACTGGGGAGGTAAATCCTTCCCAGCGTTCGCTGAGCAATGGTTAGACAAACACAACAAACGACTTGCAAGTTCTCGCAGAAAAAACTCTTCCGACCCCATTACTCGCATGGACCCAAATCAGTTAATGATGCAGTTCATACGAGATATTTCAAGGATGGAAGATTTTGACTCTAGTCATGATTGTGAGTCGCACATGTTTTATATGAGCGAACCACACTCTAGACCAACCAATCCTAGATATTTTACATGTAGTTTATATCTAGGAGCGGACGAAAATAGTGGAGATAACTCAGACAATGGGCATTTTATTATAGATGTACCCGAGCCTATGTATCTCCCTAAGGAGAAAATCTAATGAAACAAAACCAAAAGTGGAGTTACATTGATAATGATGGCAACATAAAAAGGAAGGAACCTTGTTGTATCTGTGGTTCTCCAATAGAACCTCAAAGGGATGCAGAGGGTAAAATATTCTGGGAGCATGGTCACAATGCACAACCTGTTATGGACGGCAGTTGTTGTGACAAGTGTAATCAGGAAAAAGTAATTCCTGCTCGACTACAAGGTATTATGAGTACCTAGTAGTCTGTAGGAACTAAATGGGATAGATAGGTGAAGTTGATGTAAAGGTATACGCCTATCTATCCTTAATAAATTAACAGGAGAAAAACAAATGAAAGAGTACAGAATAACATTTAGAAATGAAATCTATTCGTATGTGGATATAGAAGCTGAGAATGAAGATGACGCTCAAGAAATAGCTGAAATGATATCTAACAACACATACAAGGGTGACATAAAAGTTGCACACGACCAAACAGTAGACAGTAACCTAGAGGAACAAGACTCTGAGGGTTGGGAAATTCATGAAGTAGAGGAGTCTTAGAACAAATAAGATAAAGCGATAGTAGCTCACTAATTAAAAACATATTATAATATTATTATGAATATAGAAAAAACAATTAGTAGGGCTAGAAAGCAAACCAATAAGATTTCAAAGCCTAAACCAAGAGAAAAAGGACAACCGTTTGAAAAGATGTATAAACAGATGAACTTTTTCTACCAACTAAACGGACACTGTCTTGTGCCGTTTTGCTCAAATACCGATCCCATGAGAAAACTATATACATGGGTCGTTAGAATGAGGCAATTACGGAAAACAGGAAGTAGAGCCCTTACACCTGAAAGGATAGCAAGGCTCAACAAAATTAACTTTATCTGGGATGTGCGTCTTGAGCACTTGTTTGGTAGAGTGCGAAGAGACCAAGAGCTATCTGTTGAAAGTTTAAAACAGATAAGAAAAGCTATTGGTCATTATGTGCAATGGTTAGAGGAGGAAAGCAAATGAGTGTAGATGAAAAACCAAAATATAAAACATTTAGAGTAGTTGAAGAATATAATGTGCAAGTCAGTTTTGACGTAGAAGTACCTGTAGTTTATGACGAAGGATCAGATGAGCCTATGGTGTTTTGTAAGAAGCAAGATTGTTATGTTGAGCCAGAGGACGCAGTAGAGAACTATAAACATGACAAAGTAGATGAAGATTGGGAATTTATACAAACATTAGAAACAAAGGAGATATAAATGAACGACCTTGTCCGTAAGAGAAATACCTCTCTACCCAAAGATTATGTTGATACACCCTATGCTCTCAAGGTTAGGCTTAGAGACACCAAAGCAGATATGGCCACCTTTTTAATCCAAAACTTTGCCAGTCAAAAAAGCCAACTCAAGCCAAGAGCGTTTAAAGAGTATACTAAACTAGAGCAAAAAATTGAAGACACAAAAAGAAGATTAACCAAACTAGGAGTAAACCATGAAAAACTTTAAAATAGAAAAAGACATCCCATGTCCTTCCCCCAAAGAGCAGAAAGCAAACAGAGTACACAAAAAAAGTGAAACCAAATACTCTTTTTTAGAGACCATTGAAAGTGGGAGCAGTTTTGAGTGTACTTGGGGCGAGGCTCAAGGAATCATTAAAAAATGCAGATCTCATAAATCACGAGATATTATTGGAGTACAAAGGTGGATTGACAAAAAGCCATACAGTGATCACACTATGTATTCTAGAAAGAAAGCAAAGGTAAGAGTCTGGATATATGAAAGAGAATTAGTACCAGAATGGTTAAGGGAGCGTCTAGATAGAGAGGGTAAATAGGGTATATAATATAGTATAAATTTTAGACAAAAGAAGAACAAACGAGGCTTTATAAAGAGTTGCATCAATTATATACTAAAGGTTGAAAGTAAACAGGTTTTTAAAGAAAGGAGGAACCTATGACAACAAACAAACAAGACATTAAAACTGAAGAGCTTGCGAAGATATGTAGAGCAATACCTCAAGAAGTTTTCATTGATACCTTTTGCGACGGACATACTATATGGGATCCTGAGCGGTTTCATAAAATGGGCTTCCCTGTTGAGTACATCAAACAATTTGTATTCAAAGAACAGTCTGACGGCACGAGCAAAGGCACTATCTATGTTAATGGCGAGGCAGTAGCCGAACTGGAGGGAGTCACGAGTCTTTCTGTGCTTCATGACTTAGCTCAACGATTCGGACTGCATCAGGCAATAAAGAACAGCGATGGTATGATGGGTAGAGGTTTTAGAGTGCAAGCTCTAGCTAGACCTATGTATGAGTGGCTACACAAAGAGTTCAAAGGTGGAGATCATGAGTAAGGAGAAAAACATAAATGGCACTAACAATATTGACCGCATTAGGATATGCGATAGTAATGTATCTAGTATATTGGATTCTGTTCGGCAGGAGTTAGATGAGTTAGAAGTGGGATTCGGTGCAGTAAACACCGACATTTCTGCTCGTGACGAAGGACAGATAAATGAGAGAGCATTGCTCTCTAAAGTAAGGGGTCACGCAGATAGTTCGGCTCGGGTATTAAGTAAGTATCTGGTCGCACTCTGTATGGTTCTCAAAAAGCTTGACAAACAAGCAGGAGCAGAAAATGACAACTAAAATGATAGAAGGTCTAAACAGAGAGGATGGCTTTGAACCATTCCATATATTAGAGGAGAGTGATCCTTTGCTTGAAGTAAAGAATCCTTTCTCTGGTGTGACGGCAAAGCTCACACCCGAAGCAGAGGCTGTTTACTCTTACATAAAGGGAACGGAGGCAATGGGTCTCCAACAGACAAAGCAGTTCCGTATCTGTTTAGACTGGTTCAGGAAACACTATCCTGAAGAGTACATGACCTTGTTAGATTAAGGTCTCATCCAAGGGTAGACGGACCTCCGTCTACCCGAACTAAGGAGATGCAATTATGAAAGAAAAATGTTATCAAATAGTAATAGACAGTAATAGAGTTAAAACTATCTATGCTAAAAATAAAAAGGAGGCGATTGCAAAAGGTAGAGTTGAATATGAAGGAGCAACGATTACTGCAATCAAACATATTGGGGACAATAATACAGAGTCCGAATGGGAGATACTAAAACAATGATGACCGAATACGAACTTATGTCCGCCATAGAAAATGAACTACCCGATGTCAAATGGTATTACATCGGGAGTGCTAAAAATAGACTTGTCATAGAATTTGTAGTAGATAACGACCTAGAGTTTAATGATCTTACGGTTTTAAACGTGAGGAATAAAAATAATGAAACCAAGTAAAATAGAAATCAACAAAATGGTAAGGGATTATTTGGACATAGCAAAGGAGGAACACCTTGAAGAACAAGCCATAGTCAATGGTTCGCTTAAAGAGTGGACTACTGATAATGACCGTGCATGCTTGATCGCGGCGTTAAGTGATCTTTTGTGTAATAATGATAAGGCCTTGCAAGATTTTGAAAAAGCAATGATCAATAAAAACAGAGATCTCGCTCTTCTGGAAAGAAGAAAAAAGAAGATTTAGTGTTGCAATGATCAAAAATGAGGTATATGGTGAAATTATGTATGAAATCTGTTTTCATATTGGACTTCTCACATAGGTTGGTTCGCTGACCCCTACCAACGCTCATTTTAGACGTCGAGAGTTTTTGCATTTATCTTTCTCTCGGCGTCTTTTTTTATTGGGTTGTTGTATTATTACTCATAAACCATAGACCAATGTTCTGATTGTCTAATAGGCTTGTTAGATTGCATCTTAGTATTTTTAGGTAGGGTAGTTGCTAACTAGTTATGGACAATGGTCCGAGGTTCAATAGACTATTCGTCGATTATACTAGATAGTTTTCTATATATAGGAAAAGATGGAATACTCTAATTTAGTATTTTAAGATTGGAGAATATACAATATCTTAATATCTGTTATAAATCAAAGACTTAACAAAAAGTGATATCACTAATCCAATATCTAGTGAACTAGATTCGAGGTCTACGCGAAGATTTTACAAGATAAATAAGTTATTAACATCCTGTGTGTTTCGTCCTATAATACAAACTAAAGGAGGAAACGATGCCAAAAGCAAAAGCAACTCATAAGAACACTCTTGAGGTGGTTGCCAATCCCAGAACGGAAAAGATGATAACACCTAAACAAGAGGAGTTTTGTCGTCTGTATGTATGTGAGGACATATCACAAACTGAGGCTGCTCTCAAAGCAGGATATTCTAAAAAGTCCGCTCATGCCATTGCGTCCCAGCTACTTAACGGACAGCGATACCCTCATGTAGTTAATAGGATTAGAGAACTGAAAATAGAATTGTCTAAGAAATATGAAGTCACATTTGAAGGACATGTGCAAAAGTTAGCACAGATTCGTGATGAGGCTCTAGCAAACGGCAACTATCCAGCGGCAGTCGCAGCTGAAACAAAAAGAGGACAAGCAGCAGGATTATACATTGACCGCAAAGAAATCCTACATGGTAAAATTGATCAAATGTCAAGAGAAGAAGTCGTCAGGGAAATACGAAGATTACAAGAAGAGTTTCCTGCACTTGGGTCTGTTATTGAGGGGAACATTGTTGTAGAAGAGGATGAAGAAAAAGCTGACTGAGTCTGACTTTTGGAAAGGACTCAAGAAAAACACAGAAGATTACGGGGTGTATTGGAGCAGAGTTGAAACCCTATCTTGTCCTGGAATACCAGACCTACACGGCATGAAAGATGGGGTAGGATTTTGGATAGAATTGAAGGTTCACAGGTTAAAGTCGCTAAAGAATATCTTACTGAGACCTCACCAAATCGCTTGGCAAACCAGATACTGTAGTCATGGAGGACTAGTTGTGAACTTGGTTGCTCATCCTTCGTCCCAGACCATAAATATATTCCATGGTACAAGAGCCATTGAGATAGCAGGTCAGGACACCGAGAACCATGGATCGTGTTCTCCAGACTGGAGCTCCACAGAAGATTTTAGAGGAGCCATTGACTACATTGTATCATACGGGAAACAGAAACAATAGACATTGAGACTCTCGTTATCTCCCATGGTCGAGAGAGAAAGATCCTCTGTCTTTGGACAAAGGATTCTCTCAAATAAATACACGCATAGAGGAAGAATGATGATGACGATTTTTAGAATAAGACAAATAAAGAGTAATAATGACTTGCAATCTACGTTCATGAGAGTATACTATTAGTAAGGATGGCAACAGGTATTGTCGTCCATAACTCAAAGAAAGGAGTTAGTCATGCAAAAATCATTGACAAAAAGTCCTGTCGCAAAAGCTACTATTAAAAAAGCTGAGCTTTTGGTAAAGGACAAAGAACTCTCTTACGATGACATCTGGAAGTTTGTACAAGATCAAGCTGGAGGCAATGAGGCAAATGTCCTTATCGTACCACTTGATAATGTTGACCTAAAAGGTGACAGACCTGTGCCGTTTGGATACGGAGGTAAAGTAGGAGGCGTTCGTCAAAGGATCCAGGATGGGATGCTTAAAGGCATAGACGGCGACAGATCCTTGAAAAAAGTGCTTGACACTTTTGCAAAGGACGGTCACAGTCGTAAAAAGCCTGTCTGTCTGCACGCACTGATGCACGGAGGATATTCGTCTAGTAGTAAATACTGGATGACTCCGTTTATCAAGCTTGTAGTACAAGGATAACGGACAAGGACTGGGAGGCATCTAGTTTCCCAGTCCCAGCCCATCCCATTCCCCGAGAGAATCCATGTTTCTCGGGGCGTTAGCCGTTTTCTTGATAGCTATAGGTATATGATGATGATTGATGATGACGATGATTGATGATGATGAAGATTGATGATGACGCAAGAAGTAGAAGAATTCTTCATCAATCATCCTCTAAGAAAAAATAAGATTTGAGGACATTAGTCGTTAGACAATAGTGACTTTATACTATAAGTATAAATAAATAACATTTTAGGAGGTCATAAAATGGGATACTCAAATTATTGGACACAAGATAAGTCATTTAGCGATGACGAATGGAAACAGATAAAAGATGAGTACAACTATATTAA